GACGGTTATCTTCGGGGAGAGTTCTATATTCCTTGACAAACTCTGAAATCATCTTGGCCACGTCATCAATCATGGCCATGTTTAGCTTGAGTAATTTTTCTTCTGAAGTGTCAACACCCAGGGCATGCAACCATGCTTCATCCAAGGCATTTTCTGTGTCGATAAGGATAGGGTAGATGCCCTGTGCTTGTGCGTTTTTAATAAGGTTTCCAGAACAAATAAATGATTTGCCTGCACCGGATTCACCAGCGAACACAGTTACTTTGCCCAGTGGAATACCTTTGTTAAAGTCGCCACTGATAAGATAATTGAGTGCGTAGTTGTTAGTTGAAATCCAGTCTGTTGGATCGTTAAATCCAACGCTGAGACCTTCAATACTTTTTGTTATGTGTTTTCTAAATTTAGATAGATCAAATGGTTTAGCCATAATTATACTCCTAATAGGTAACCCGGGCATACAGCATCAACTGCAGAGGCCCTGGCTATTTTTACTTCTGACGATTGCGAATCATTGCCAAAATGTCTTCGGCACGTTGACTAGATGGTTTGTCCACTGCCGGTGCGGCAGGAGGTGGTGTAAACGCTGTTTCGGCCACAGCCACGTCATCTTCCAAGTCAGACCAAGCAGGAGTTGTTGCTGCCTTAGCAGGAGCAGTTGCTGGTGCAGTTGCAGGAGCGGCACTTTCTGTATTATTAAAGTTCATGCCACTTGGTTTGAAGTATTGACCCCAACGATCTGGATCATATTCTTCACCATTGACACTGGCTTCAAACATTTCCTTCATTACCTTGAGCTCAACGTCGGTTGGCTTTTTAGGCAAGAAGCTAGAAAGATCAAATAGGCCGTACTGTTCAATAGCGGCTGCTTCTGCCGCAGTCAATGAACTTTCTTTACGTGCCCACTTGCTAGTATTGTAGTCACTGTAACCACCTTTGCTGGTCTTGGTAACAGTAAAGTCCAAACCTCCATCGTAGTCGGTTGGCAGATTTTCCAACTCTGGATCCATCAAAGCACTCTTGACCAAGTTATAGATCTGAGGGCTAATAATGAAACGACGGATTGGATTCTCTGGGCTCTTGTCATCGCCGAGTGGGTTCTCACGAACGAAACCTTGAAACAAGTAGCTTTTCTTTTTCCAATACTTACGGCCCATATCCTCAAGTGCAGGGTCTTTAAACCATGTACGCACTTCTGCCAAGATAGGGCAAGGAGTTTCTTTGCCATACATTTCCATACAAGGCACTTGTACCTGTACTGGACGGCTGTCTGGTTGACCCTTGACACCTGCAAACGGCAATTTGATCATTGCACGTTCGACCCAGAAGAAAGTGTTCTTTGTGTCAGCATCGGGTAAGAAACGGATTTTTGCGCTGGTGCCTTCTGCAATGTTCCAGTGTGCATAAATGGCTGATTCACCATTCATTCCTGATCCAGTTGAGCCACGGTTTTCAGAGGCTTGAAGTTTTGCGCGGATTTCTGCGAGAGTAGTTGCCATGATGTTTTTCCTTTATATAAATTAAGATGGTCTTTGTTTGCTTAGATACATTTTTCAATGTAACATGTTTATTTATCACATGCAAGTTGTATAGTATAGATATTGTTAACAAAAGTCAATGTTTTTTTTGGTCAGTCTAACCAAAAAAAAATGGGCCTAGTGGCCCAAATTTTTATATACCTGCTAACCGTTTTATGGATCCAAGTTCTGGATTTTCCTGCACAGGTGGTTCACGTGGTGGTTCTTCTACATAAACAGATGGGTGACCATTTGCTACCAACCATGCGTCGATTGAAGGTCTAGCATCTGCTTTGTTGCCAAAGTCTCTGCTGAGTTGTGTTATGTTGTTAAAGAGGTCGTCATCCGAAGGAATAAAATCCTTGACTGAGTTGATGGCGTCAATACCATCAATACCAACTTCTATTGGCTTTTGCATTAGCACAGCGATACCATCAATATCAACATCCTTGCTAGAAGTTTTGTGATCTGTAATATCATCTGCCCAGCTGTCAAATTCTTTAACATATTGATTTTGCTCTGTGGCTTGGCGTAGCTTATGTGCACGATGTACATAGGGCAATGCATCTGTGAGTCTGTCATCAAACATCTTTTTCACAAAGCGATCTTTTAAAGATTCAAAATCGTAATCTTCTTCAATGGGATCTTCTGGCTCAAATGTTTCAGCAAACTGTTGATAACCACGCGAGCCGCCCATGCGTTTTAAATTGGTGCGCAATGTTTGATATCGCTCAATTGCGGCCTCAACCATTTGTTGGGTTTCTGTGTCTTCAAACATGCGATGTTTTGTGTTACGCACAAAGAATGCCAAATTGCTCATTTCTTCTACCATGTTAACAATGTGCTGTCCTGCTGGGTCGTGCATGTAACCACCATGAGACAGGTGTTCAGCCATGGCACGTCCGGCACTGAGCTTTTTAAATGGCATGCGGAAACGTTCGCCTAGATCGGTCTCAATGAACATGCTGTCAATCTTGCGTGATCTTGCGCCGGGAATTTCTTCGTTCACAGTCTCGCTGTGACGCACAACCAAACGCACAGGACCAAATTCTTGTATGCTCACTCTGCTTGATCCATACAATCTGCTTTCAATAACAGGAACTTCATTTGCACTGTACGCAGAAGTTGATTTACTCACTTGTTTCAAGTCTCTCACAGTCAAGTTGCTACGACTGATATCTCTGGTGTCAAATGTCAGTAGATTACGTTTGGCAAAGAAACGTAGTCCTTTCAAGAAGTTGTACCATTGCTGTTGTTCTGCTTCATCTTCGGCCAGCTTGTCACTGAGATTTTTACTAAAGTAAATTTTTAAACTGTCTTCGTCAATCAAACTCAAAGTGATATTGCCGTAGTTGATGCCAGACTCTGAAATGTAGTCAAAGTTAAAAAATCTAGCCAGTTCTGGATCGTCTGTTTCATCGGTTTTTTCGTCACCGAGCACCACGTGTTCAAAACGACTGCGGATCTTGTCAAACAGTTCTTCTGCTATTCTTTCAATATTTTTCATAGGTCTAGGCCTTGGTTCTAATAGTGTATTTATGTTACATCATAATGAAAGGCATTGGAGAAACCATATCATCTGCCGAATCACGCAATCTGTTGTCTAAATCTGGGTCGTAATGCTGTAATATTTGCACCATGCGTACTGCCAGCAACATGCTCATGACCAAATCGTCTGTTTCGCCCGGTTTGGCAGCAAATGCACCACCGTTGGCCACAAAGGTCTTGAGTTCACTGATTAAATTAGGGCTAGTCAATGTCATCTTCTTGGTTTCAACCATGTTTTTAAACTTGGCACAGGCTGCCAGTTTGCTCTTGTTTGTGGTTGTAAATCCCTTGCGATATCTTTTTGTGTTTCCTGCTCGGGCTGGTTCACTTAAGAATATACCACGTATGTTTTCTTCGCCCATTTCAGCAACAGATATTAATGCGGCTTCACCTAGTGTATTGTTTTCTAAACTGTAATAGATGTCATTCTCTGTGCCAATTTGTTCGTAGATGTGATTGCATATTTCTTTTAACACACGCACCTGTCCAGGAATAGGTGTACGATTATGTTGCCACTCTGCCACTTGCACACACGAAGGCAATTCTAACACTTGCAAGGCAGCATAGTCACCTCCTGTGCCAAGACTGGGATCCAGGGACACAACATAAGTAGATCCACGTTTAGGTCTATGATACCAACGTATCTGGCCTTGCTTTTCGATAGGGTTAATGGATTCTAAATCCAATAAGCATGACGCACTAATCAATGTCTCATCAAAAATCAAAAATTCACATCCGTGCTCTCGTCTAAAACGATCTTCGCCAATGCGACCCTGTTCTTCTTGTGCCCACTTTTCATCCCTGTCAGGATGCTCATTCCAATACGATCTATAAGACCTGAATCCGTTAATGCCTAACTCTTTGGGGTTTCCGTATTCGTCCACGCACTTGTTGGCTTCTTTCCAGATGGTAGCAAACTGATCTTCGTCGCTGTTGGGTGTTGATGTGATAATGGCTTTACCACCAGTGCTCAGTGTAGGTGATATACTAGTCCAGAACTCACGTGCAATAGTGGGTCTAACGAACGCAAACTCGTCACAGTACAGCAGTGTAATACTCATACCACGACCAGTTGTTTCAGTTGTGGTTTGACTCACAATACGTGAACCATTTTCAAATTCAATTGATCCTTTGTTGTAACTAGTAACACCTGCACGTATAAAGTCCGGGCACAATTCATAGGCATAGCGTATGCGTTGCATGATCTCTTGTGCACCTGTGTACTTGTGTGCGGCAATTAAGATTGTTGAGTCTGGATTAAACATGGCATACCAAAGCAAGTAGCCTGCGGCACTGGTGGTCTTACCTGTTTGTCGTGGCATCAAGCTGATGCTGAATCTAAAGTTATGATAGGTATTAATCAGTCTATCTTGATACTCAAAAGGATGGTAAGGTATACGACCTTTGGTAGGATGCTGAATATAAAAGTACTTGTTCATGAAGTACCTGGGTCCAGTGGCAGGATCTGCACAGTATATAAACTCATTCAACTGCTCGTCGGTGAACGCTGACGCAGTGTATGGCTTTTTGATTAATACATTTTCTAGAGGTTTACTCATAATTGATTTCGATCGTTACCCAAATACTTATCAGGCAATTTTGACCACCGGACTATTTGCCTACTGGTGGCTCGTTTGTTAAATATGGTCGGGAAAACCAAAGTTGAAACCATTCGGGTGTGCCCGGTTTGATGTTGTTCTGTTTCATTAGTTGGGCTTTTTCGTTGCCTGTCACACTAATGTTACTGCCTGTTTCTGACAGCTTTGACATGCCTACTGGAATAGATTGTATTCCTGCTAGTCGTTGCAAGTCAGCAAGATCGGCCGGATCCATCACTGCATCGGGTGCTGTGCCCGGCTGTGAAAAACTCTCGGCCGATATCCTGTACTGCTTCATCTGCCTTTTTTCTTATCGGCAACTGCCTTCTTCATTGGCTCTTTTTTGTTGCCATCTTTATCTACATCCAAGAAGTCGGGCTTGGCACCTTTGGCGGCACGACTCATTGTCTTCTCAGAAACAACTTTGATGCTGTCCAATTCTTCCATTAGGCGTTTTTCAATGGCAGCAAGTTCTGCGGCTTCAGCCATGGCCATTGGGTTGTCACCACCAGCAACTTTGGGATAAGTTTGCTTGGGGCGATTCAAGTCGTTGCCTTGTTGCATTTGTACTTCCATGCCTTGGATCACTGGCTCTGGAGTATTTGCATATTCTTCTTCCATTGGCTCGTCAGCTTGTGCTTGCATGCCGGACAGTTTTAGAATTTGTGCTAGCTGTAAGGCAGCGGCGCCTTGGGCTGTAACTGTCAAGCTCTTGTTACCTGTTTTGGTATCAAGATTGCTACTGATGTTCATGCCAGACTCTTGTTCACTTTGTTGGCTCATGGCTTGATCATAGCACTCTTCAAATTGAAGACTTTCTTTAACTGCTTTGCTACGTTTCTGTGCTGTGGCGTACAATACTTCTTCGCCTTTGGTTTTGCCGTACTGTTTGATGAACTTGGCTTTGTTAGACTTGATCCAATCTTCTTGGCCAGGTGCGGCAGATTCTTTTACTGGGTAGGTTTTGTCACCCAATTTGAAACTGTCTTTACCATCGGCTTTGGCTTGTTGTGCTTTGAAGTGCATGACTCCTGCACCTTCTTCTACATCATCTTCTTCTTCAACTTTTTCAGATTCTTTTACAGGTTGACCAGCAAGAGTACGCAATCTGTTCATGGTGTCGTTGGCGGCAGTATCACCAGCTTGAGCTTTGCGTTGCACTGCAGGTGTATTAAATGATGTTTGTTTTTCTTTATCAGTTTCGGCTTCTGGATTTGCACCAATACGATCTTCGATGCCTTCTTCCATGTCTTCCTCTTGAACACGTCTTAGAGGATTAGCAGATACACCTTTTAGTGTACGTACCACTTTGTTTAACTCGGCTAATGACACTTTGTTATCTCGGGATACTGCAATTTCTGTGTCGTCGGCCTTGATAAATCCAGGACCCATTTTTACATCAGATGCGTACTTTTTCAATTCCGTCATTGCGGCTTCAACGCTGGGATTCTGCACCGCATCCATGCCAGCGCCCCATTCTTTTAAATCGCCTTCTGCATCTTTGTCCAATTGGTCAGCAAAATGAGCAAGTGCTGGGCTCTTGCCGGCCATGTATGCATTTACAGCTGGACCACCTGTTTCATCCAATTCTTCAATTGACTCGTCAGTTTTATCTTTCTTGGCCTTCCTGGCATCTTTTTTGGCTTTTTTGGTATCACTGTCGTCACCGCCATCATCAAATGTGCTTGACTTACGTGTGTAAACAGTACCTGTGCTAGTTTCTTTTTTGTCAAACTTGCCAGTACCTTTTTCTTTTTCTTTTTGTTTGCCTTCTTTGTCAACGGCCTTCTTCATGTCTTCCCAGCCCTCGTTCAATGACTGTTTAGATTCGATAGAATCAATTTTGGCGATTAGTTTTGCGAAATTCATTTTATTTTCCTTTTACTGGGGTGGGTATTTTATTTTGCGTGGAACCAACTGGGCTCTTGTTGCCTGGTGGCATTTCGGGTGATTTGGCTGTGGCGGCTTTGGCAGCAAACTCGTATTTTCGAGTTTCTAATTCTTTGAGCATGCTGTCTTTACGTGATTGGCCAACTAGTGCTTGTGCACCGTCTGCCGCTTCTAATTCAGGATTTGTTAACACTGACCCATCTTTAGATTTCTTAGGCTCTGCCATTGGTATCATGTTTTCTTCTTGACCCCGGGTGCGAACAATAACGCTGTTACGTGGAATACTGAGTTTTTCTGCGATAAGTTGTGCCAATTGATCAGTTACCGCTGGATACTTGACAGCTACTTCTAGCATGTTGCATTCACAAGGGCCGTGGCTGGGAAAGTCAGCATGTTCCTGGATAGGCAAACGCTTGTATTTGCCAATGCTGTCAACAGAGTATGCTTCAAGAGCACTTTTCAAGCGATCTTTCATTTCTGTGGTCATATCACATCCGGCTAGCTTGACGCTGAACTCGTATATGTGATTCATTTCTTGTAGATATTGTGTAAAGGGTTTCATAAGGAATCCTAATAAGTGTATTTATGTTATTTGTTAGACTTTTCTGCTTTAGAGGCGCCGAGTATCTTGTTTAATAGCTCGTTACGGTCTATCACAGTGGCTTGCCCTTCTAGAGCATTGTGGGCCGGGTCTTTGTTGGCTGTTTGATCCAGCCGCATTTTTTTAAGTTGCAAGTCTATCATTTTTAGTTTTTTATCTATCTTGGCCTGTTTGGCTGTGATAGCATGTCCTAGTAAAACACCAGCAGTTTGTAGTATTGTGCCGCTGAATCTAGCTTCAACATTCATACCCAAATCCATCAAGTCTTGGAACTTTGCCTTGGCCAAATCGCCAAGTTCATCTAGTTCGTCGTCTGCTCGATCCAGATCATGCACTTGTGGCAGTGCCGCATCAATTCTATCAATGATGTCATTGGCATTGCTTAATGCTTCTTGTCTGTCATCAATGAATACTCGGGCTTGCTCCGCATCAACTTCAGGTGCGTCGTCGGTGTCTGTATCGGGTAAATTAAATAGCGATTCAAGTTTCTTTGTCATAAGAATATTTATCGACGTTTGGTACCTTGGTAAATGTCGTGTTCTGTCACTATGCGAAATACCATACCGTGTGATCGACAAAATGCTCTAGCGGCTGCCCATTTGGCCATGTTAAGTGCCACTGCGGCTTTATCCCGTACACTTTTGGCCGATTCAAAGTTGGTTTCTTTTAGGGGTTTGACTTCAATCACTTCTGCATGCTTTTGTTCATTCTTGTCTATATACACCATCATGAAGTCGGGCACATATATAGTGTTCTTGCCTGTCAAGGGATTACGATAAGGAATCATAAATGGCTCACTGGCCCATTGTAACACTGCTGGATTGTTGTCGCAAAATGTACAAAAAGAAAACTCCCAACTGCTACGATATGTGGGAGACTTCCTGCCTACATATTTTTCAGTGTTTTTTATTTGATACTTTCCTTGTGCATACTTGCTCATGGTAGTATCGATCTTTGTATATACTTGCTGACCTTGGGTGTGTTGTTGATTCCCAAGTAGCTGGTACCAGTTCTGTTCAAATTCAAAAACATCACAACATAAGAGTTCAAATCTGACGAATCCATGGAAGAAAATTTAGTCAGTGTTTCCATTGGGTCAATGTTGCGTGCCAAGCTGGTATAAATCACTGCACTGGCCAGTATTTTGGCAGATTCCCTGTCGTCGGTTATTTTTTCAAAGAAGCCAAGCACAGCATCATCCACGTTTTGTGAAACTGTAAATGCAGGTTGAAAGAAGTTGTTAAAAAAGAAATCAGTGGGATTGTCTGAGTTACCAGATACATTGGTGCTGGTTAAATTATTTGGATTTGCCATGATTATTGTAAAGTATCTCTTTCAGATTTGAGTGCACGGTTTTCTTGATTCAAAGCAGTTAGCTCGTTGAGCTTATCTGAGTATTGATCGTATGCTTTGGTTCTTATATTGGTCTGTTGACTCATACTTTGCTGTAGCTGTGCCATCAATGTTTCTTTGCCAGGATTGGTATTGGGCAATGCTTGTGCGGCAACATACTTGGAATTTAATGCATTGTAATTTGATGTAGCAGTCTTCACTTGAGTATCTGCTGTGTTCATATCGTCTGACACTCGGTTAATCTCAGATGCAACATGTGCCAGTTTATTATCAATGTCTTGTTTTTGTTGTGATACGTTAACTTCGTTTTGATTGGTACTGGCGGCGGAAGCATTTTGATCATTGACCAATGCCAAGTCGCCTGTGGTGTTTGTTTTTGTAGAAGCTGTGGGTGTTTGTGGGAACGTTCGATCGTAGTTACTGACCGGCTTACCTGCACCCATTGTGGTGGCCTGATTTACTTCTTTAATTCGTGCACCGTTAATCGGACTTGGTGTTCGAGTTTCTGCCAACAATGTTGCACCAGCCAAAGCAATCAATGATGTATTCAAATTGATTCCGTTATAAGGGGATGTGGTAGCACCGGGTGTGCCCAGTAGGTTGGGAACCAATACACTTCCTGTTGAAACTGTTTGTCTCAATGCAGAATTGAATGCTCCTGATATTTCTGATATGGCTGCATTTTTAAGATTCATACTACGTGCATTTTGAATACCACGAGCGGCTTTGAAAATACTCAGGCCGTAATTTTCATTTTGCCAATCATCCAACACATCTTTACCTGTGTCAAATAAACCACCTGGGCCAAATATACTCTTTGGGCCACCACCAGCTGATGTAAGCGGACTAGGTGCAGTATCATAATGCAACTCTGCAAATCCTGTGGGTGTTCCTATTTTGGTACGCCCGGAATTGTATAACACACTTTCATACTCAATGGTCATTTCATGTTGCATGAGGTCACTGTCATTTTGATTGTTGTGTGAACCATGTCTAAAACTCTTAATTATGGGATTGATCAATGTGTATTCACTGAAACGTTTTTGGTGTAAACTGTATATGCGAATCGATCTCAAATAAGGTGATGCATTTCTAGGCGAATAACCAAATTCTGTAATGCGATTACCATTGTATTTGTGTGGCAAAGCATACTGTGTCATGCTGTAGTCACTGTCACGATAGTAGTGTTTGTAATAGTTAATCCAGAAAGTTCTAACTACATTGGAACTGTCATCATGGAATGCAATATTAATAGGATCATACTTGATCTTGGACTGTATAATGTTGGCTCTGTTGTATGCGTTGTATGTTTTTGTTTCTGCAGAGAATCTTGGTAGGTCTGCAGTCTTGGCCATCAAGCCAATTTCTCTGGTGCTGTTTGGATTGGCAGGGTCACTGGAATACACATTACTGTTTACGTCAATGAAAACGTGAAACAGGAACCCAGTCTTTGGCACTAGTCTATACTGGTCACCAACAAACAATTTGCTGGCGTGTGTATAGTCTTTTAAAGTGTCAGGTGTAATTACTTGTTTTAGCGTGGAGCCAACAAAATTAACTGCATCAGAAAAAATATTTGCCATGAAGACGTCCTATAATTAATATTTATCTCGTAAAAAAAGGACCCTTAAGGTCCTTTTTTGTGTACTCTGCGTATCACTGAGTAATGTTTTGTCCGATTGTACGTCCAACAAATGTACCAATGCCTGTACCACCTGGCGTTTGTACCGCGTTGTCGAAACGGAAACTTAACTGGATAGTAACAGCTTCGCTGTTGGCATAGTTAACTTCTTGGTAGTTGGCTTCTTTAACATAGCAACCATACAATTCCCATGTTTCAAGCACTGTGGGCTCGTTGGCGCCGTTGCCACCATCTAGCATTTCGCAACGAGTAATAAACTTGTAGTCACCACCGCTGGCTGCTGAACTTTGTTCCATGAAGTCAAATTGCTTTTGAAGTTGTTCACCAATCAAGCGAGTAACATTACCGGCAGCATCATCACGAAGTGTAGTAGTTACATCACCCCATGTGTGTTTGCCAGCTAGTTTAACCATGCTGTTGTAAACGTGTACGTCAACATCGGCAAAACTAACAGTAGGACGACTGAACGAAACTACTTGCTTTGTTAATTCAACTCGATCGGGACTAACACCGAAACCTTCAAAGCTGACTCTGAAGCGATATTGTAACTTTGGCATTAACAGACCTTGTGCGCTGGCACTTTGGTTACTAGCTAATGGTACTGTGAATCTTGTAAGTGAGGCTACTGCCATGACGTTCTCCTAAACTGATAAAAATATTTATGATAAAATCAATAAAATGGGCCAAGGCTCGAACTGCCATTAACAATAGTTTTAATGATTGTACCATCATTAAAATAGGCACCCTGGGTGCCTATTTTTATACAACTGTTGTCTATTAGACTGTTGTACTTGTTCCTGCAATACTGCCAGGATTCTTAAGTCTAATTGGAATGTAGATAAACTCAACATCCTTCATTGGCTCAATGGCAACATCAACATACAACTCGTTGCGAGCGATACGATCTGATGTGTTGTTGCTGTCATCACAAACAACCAAGTAGTCATACAAGCCACGTTTAGCAATCAAATCGTTGAGAACGCTCTCAACCAACTGCTTGACTTGGTCACGTGTGATCTTGTCGTTTGGTTCAAACAAGAACTGGTTAGCAACACCACGTAATATTGTACGCAAGTAGTTGACTAAACGTGCAACATTGATACGATCCATACTGCTCCCGCCACCACCCACTGCTGGGCTACGTGTTTTCTGGCCATAAGCCACAATACCAGCGCCTGCCAATAGTGTGATTGGGTTCATTCTCAACTCATACAATGAATCTCTCAGTTGCTGGCTGATACCAGAACGTACAAACAATCCAGAGTCTGCATCAATGTAACCAATTGCTGTTGCGTTGTCAATCAAACCACGACGTGTACCAGCTGGTGCAAACCATTGATAGCTGACATTGTCGCTGTGCAAGAATGTACGCAACATCATGTGGCTTGGTGGTACTGCAATTTCATTGCCTACCAGGTCTGTTGTCAATGCGCTTGGATAGAACAAGCCAACATATGGGTCACTGCTAGTGATACTAGCATTGTATGTTGTGATGCTAGACATAGTGGCTGGCAATGTCATTGGAGTGTCACCAATGACAAAACCAGTGTTAGCACGGTCGTTGTTCAATGCTGCCATGTTAGTAACTAGCTCTGGGTAACCAGGGCAAGCCAACAAGTTAAATGCATATGCTTCCTCACGGATGTCCAAGCTACCATCTATAGCAGCCTTCAATGCTTGTACAACAAAATCACGTTGTGCATAGTGACCCATGAATGGTGAACCATCGGCTCTTAGACCTAGGTCGCTTACCCATGCAGATGTTTGGTCTGGCAGTGCACCTGCGCTGACACCAAATGCCGAAGTGTTAAAGTAATTGTGAACAAAACGCTTGACATTGTAACCACTACGACGTGTGTTGAATAACAATGTACCACGTGGATACAAACGATAATCAGGAGCGTCTAAATCAAGATAATCACTAGTTTGTAAGTCAGCAACTTTTGGCATGTCACCAGTCACTGGGTTTGTGGTGCCATCTGTATCCCAACGTGCATCAGCAAAGATAATACCATTCTGGCTAACTTTGTCAGTGTTATCAATCATGGCCCATGTGCTGTTGTTGGTGTAACGATACAAACGTGGATAGTTTTCCAAATCACTGCTGTCTAACCATAGGTCTCCTGGAGCAAGTGAAGCACCAGAGCTACCACTCTGAGTGGTTGGCTCAGATGCGCTTACAATCACACCATTTGGATCTGTTGCAGTTAAGTCAAAACCACGTGGATCTCTAGAGACGTTTTTGTAGCCTTTCCAGCCTGTTGTATCATTGATCATGATATCAACAGTAGATGGGTCATTGTAATACCACAATCTTCCATTTTCTGGGTCTGTGTTTGGCTCCATGTTGCTGTATGTATATACTGCAGGTGTCCAGTTGCTTAGGTTAATTGCGCCTGTAACAATGTTAGAAACAACACCGTCTGTTGTACCAGCAACAAAACCAGCATCATTAACTGGATTACCAGCTGTGTCAGTTAATGTGATAATACCACCAGCACGGTGTGTGATACTGATAGAACCACCAACTTCAACTTGAGCAGTTACATTAGGAATGTTGGCTGCCAAGATTGATGCCACAAAGTCGCTTGGGCCAGTGCCCATCAATGTACAAGTATGTGTACTTGGTGTAGCTGTGCCAGGAACTGACACTGTGACGCTGAATGTGTTACCAGACACAAAAGCTGTAGCACCAGGAGTATTAGATCCTGTTACTTTGGTTTGGCCTGCAGTACCCAATGTATAAACAGTAAAGCTGACTTTGCCGTCATTGAGTGAGTTGTATTTTACAAAGCTGGAACCGGCTGCAACACCAGTACCGCCGCCTGCTGGGTCAAGCCCGTATAAGGCAGCAAAACCATCTTGGTAAACTGGCATGGCCAATTTAGCCCATGATGCCAAGTTACTGTTGTATTTCTTGACAACAAAGTTTGTACCACTACCTTGTACAGAAGTTTTAACCCAAATGCTACCATTTGGACGGCTAACAGAATCATACACCGACCAAGTCGGAACTTGAGCGTATGTACCATAATGCACATCTGCTCTGCCATACACAGCATCTTCAATACCGATGGTAGTCAAATCAGCTGTGCCAGAAACTATTTCGGCAGCATCATCAGCGGCCGATGTGCTTGCAAAAATCTGTAAACGCCCTGTGCTAGACACAGATGATGTAATGCCTGCAATGTTAGCGGCAGTGATCAACGATGACAATCCTGACATTGTTGTTACGGCAGCATTACCAGTATTGATATTGGCGCCATTGATAGTAAATGTACGATTAGATGCAATATTAACTGTAGATGTGTTACTTGTTACAGCAGGAATGCCATTGGCCCATGCTGTAGAACCCACTTGTACCCAAGTGTTTGATGCATTTTTGTAATAAACATAATTGTCACCACTGAATACAACAACAGCATAAGAGCCAATTGCACCAACTGATGATTTAGGTTGTGTAGTCCCAATGACGCAATCAGATGCAGAATCGATCAATATTGGAACAATTTTTGTAAATGTGTTTGCGGCTCTGTCAAAACCGAATAAGCCAAAACTAGTAGCACTAGTGTCAAGCCAAACAGTGTTGTTTGCTACTTTACCAACTGGGCGTACTGTTGTACCAACTAGTTGATTTAAATCAACGTCAGCACGTACAACCCAAACTCGGTTGCCTAGACCCAATGCGCTGTAAGCTGCCATCAAGCCATATTCGTTAAGTTCGTTACCGTGCAATGGAGTGCCGGCACTGCTTTGGCGGAACTGTGGATAGCCAAAAGTGGCTGCTAGTTCGCGTTGGCTGGTGACGCCATATACCTTGCCAGCATTGGCTTTGACTGTTCCCGGAGCTGTAACACCATTGATGGTTTTATTCTCTGCCGTTGCTACTAAAACAAACGGAACTGTGCCTAAAGCTGTTGGTAGGTACTGACTCTCGTCGGTAACTGTAATTTGTAATCCTGGGGATACTAAAGCCATGATATTCGTCCTTTATAAACGTGGTTGTAGTTATTTATTTGTTGTTCATAAAAACAAGGCAGTTAGCGGTCCTTTCCATGGTCCTTTCCGGATAAGTACTATATGCAAAGAAAAATATGCCCTGCCTGTCACCATCACCCTGTTGCTTTGAACTACTACAGGGGCGATAAACCTTATTATCGCTCAACTTGTACCAGTTGTATACACAAAGGCAAAAAAGCCAAACCAGAAGCACCTGCTTGGTTTCGTGCCGGCTATCGCAAAAAGGAAAAATGTGACAAGTGTGGCTTTAGGTTCAAACTAAATGAACAGTCCAACGTTTATCACATAGACGGTCGGCAAGATAATGCCAACTGGAACAACTTAAAAACCATATGCTTGAACTGTCAACAAGAGTTGTCCAAGATGCCCACCAGTTGGCGCCCAAGCTCAATTACACCAGATTTTTAAGTTGTTGGTACAAGTTGTCAATGGATCCGTTGTTGTCAATTATGCTGTCAAACTTGGTTCCAACCCAAGCTGTTTCGCTGGCATGTACTCCTAGTGCTTTAAGTTTTTCTGCGGCAAATGTATCACCGTGATTTGCTTTGGCGGCCATTATATGCCAACTTGGTAACTCTCCACGCTGAATCCAAACTATCTGTCCACCCTGTTCTTTAATAGATCGAATTTCATTTGGAAAACGGCAATCACTAATTACCACATGGTCTGTGCTTTTGCGCAGTTTGTTTTCCAAACTGGCAATCCACATATCATCATGGAATCCAACACGACAAACTTCTGTTCCCCAGTACTGTAATATCCAACGTGGTGTAAGTTGTGGTTTACCTAGACGCTCTGCCCACCAAGGATCAACTTGTTCTCGCCATTCACGGGCTTGCTTGGTGCGCCCTTCCAGTAGTTCTCTGTCCCAGCCAAACACAGCACTCACTGCGTCTTTGAGAGTACTGGCAAAACTTTCTCTTTTGAACTCATGAAAGTTAACAAGATAGTCTGCGGCTGTGTCTTTGCCCGAACCAATAAAACCACATATTCCAATGATCATAAAAAATGCCCCATGTTAGGAGCATTTTAGCATGAGATTTAACTAAAGTCAAACACCGTATTTGTTCTTTTTAATCTTGGCAACGGGGCTAACTTTTTGTACATTTGCTAACTCTTTTGATCCACGCCCTGTGCTTCTGCTGGGTTTAACACCCATTACTCGTTCAGCACCACGACGTATTTCTGCGTCAGCATCTGAGTAATCAACAGTGTTAAAGTTGCTGCCAATTGGGCCTTTTTTGTCCATGTCGCCGCCAGGACTACCAGCCATGGCAATTCCAAATCTATATGCTAGGTACGGATTGGCATTGTTATCCAATGCATCGTACTGTGTTAGATTGTTCAGGGCCTGCGAATGCATTTTACGCAGGGGCTTTCTTTCTTTGCCTTCGTGGATTACTTCATTAATTTTCATTTTATCCTATGATCCATGTTAACGGGTCCGAACCGGTTGCGTAATTCTTAAGATCGTTTTCCAACTGTTCCATTTCGGCCAGTGCTTCATTTTTAAGAGCATCACCATTGAGTGACGTACCGCCTTGCGGTCCGGCCAGCTGTGCAAACTTACTACGTGCTTCACCAAGAATACGTTTAGCAAAACTGTAAGCATACTCTTGAAGCCATGGAAATATCATGTGATCGTTCAACAACATGACATCAGGCTTGTGATTGTATGTTTGTAACATTATGGTTTCTGCTGGCACATCTGTTACAGGACTCCATACTCCTGTTTTGCGTCTATCAAACGAATCCACTGTCACAGCTTGTAGCGCATTGATAGCTGTGATTGTGATGGTCCTGTTTAAAGGATCAACTGTTTGAATTCTGTAATTTCCGTTATACCCGGCTACTGGGCAGTTTTCGATGTGCAATGCATCATTGACATTGATGTTCCAAACATCTTCTGTGATGATAGTAATTGTGCTACCCACAGTTGGTGCACTGGCAGTCAATGATGCTACTCTAATGTAGGAATGACCTGCATTGGGTATTTTGCGTATCAAGGTAAGTTTTTTACTTACTGAATTCCATTGGAAGTTCATGTAACCACCAAACATCTTCATGCTTTGTTCTTGGTACTGCACAAACAATTCATAGCTAGACAAGCCACCAACACGGCCAGCAACCAACATGTAAGTGTTCAAGTAACCACTGGCAAATGGTTCAAATTGGCTGGCTGTGGTTCCTGTCACACTGCCAATACCCCTACGGAATACCTGTTTGACAGTGATGATTTCTTTGGGTAAAATGTATTCTTGTACTTCTGGAAGCAGTGCTAAAAATGCATAGCTTTCCTCTACAGAATTAGCGGCACGTTGTCTGTACTTGATCAAGGCCTGCTTGATCGCCAATTGATAATGCTCTGTATCTAATTCAACGTCAACAATACCATCTGCCAGACGCAAACGTATGTAGTCCACAATTTCGTTACGTTTGACATCTAATGCAGTTACAGATGTTTCGTCAAAGGCAATGGGCCCGGGTCCACCCAAATGATCTGTTTTTAAAGTTAATGTGTTAGCAGTTAAGCCTGGTGTAATTGTGGCCATATAAAATCCTATTGCAAGTATTTAGTTCAAAACTGTCTACTTGGCAATAGGATCCGGTGTGTTATTCTACCTTTAACAAAAGAATTTCACTGTTGATACGTCCATTGAGCTTGACCTCAACTGCTTTGATTTCTTTTAAGAATGTACGCAAAGCAATTTTGCCTGCCTTGGCAAACTCTTTGAGTTGCTCTTCCGGCTTACGAAGGGTTTTGGCTACACTTTTGTCTGCATCGTAACCTGTGATTGTGGTTCCTTTGATACCCAGCGTTTGATAGGTAGCAGTCACATACTTGCCCAATTTACGGGTTTTGGGATTGTACACCCACAGTGTGCTGGCACCAATGATGTCTGCAGGATTGATACTGACAATCTTGAGACTCTTGTCCTCTTTGGCGTATTTTAGTTTGGCTACCAATTTCTCTTTGCTTGGTGCCTTGCGCACAGCCGCTTTCTTGGTAGCTTTCTTGACTCCACGGTACTGCTCAATGGCTGCCAACAAGTCGTCAATCCAGGCCAAGATGCGTTTGAAGTCTGCAGTCTTGTAGTGCTTGTAGGCTTCTGTGACCTGCGCATCCGTTTTGCTTTGCGCAAGAGCCAGTTCTGCACGACGGTCTGTGTACAGCTTTTCGTACTTGCCAAGTTGGCTTTGTGCCACATTGCTGGCACTCAAGAAGTCGTAGGGCTTAAACGTTGTTTTAACACCTTTGCTAATATCATCGTAAACACCTTCAATCTCGCCAATGTTTTCACTGGTTTTCTCGTTCAAGCGGTCCTGAATTGTGGGTTTATACACCTCAACAGGACGCTTTGCGGCCGCTACTTCTTCCACAGGGGAATCGTCGCTACGTTGTATAACTTCCAAGATTGCCTTGTCCAAGAACTCAATGTGACGTGGACGCAATGGCATTCCGGCACGGTGCGCCATTACCAAACTACAGGCTGTCATTGGCAACCACTTGTCACCACTGCGCTCAAAACTGCGCACTTCCTCTTTGGTGAACTCGGTTGTGCTCTTCATCCATTCTACTACATATTGCTTACAGTCTTTTTGGCTGTAGTAATAATTGTAGTAATAGAAACTCTCACGCAAGTGATGGTCAAACTTGTCATCCGGCCACTCTTGCGCTTCTTGGGTGTTCCAGACCGGTTCCGGTCCTGTGTACTTCTCGTCAAAGAAAATGGGATTACGTGTTTTTGCAGTTTTTGTTTTGATCTTTACACCAGCAACTATTGCCATAAGTTTCTCCGTTTTTGCTATGATTTCACTATTATAACAC